CTGATCGTCAGTTAATTACTCCTGATGGAGAATTATTTGAATGGAGAAACGCTTTTATGTGTACAGTAAATTTTTCAAAACAACACAGTACTTTATCTTCGCTTCGGTCTAGTCAAGATAATTTATATGTAGGTGATCGCGATTGTGGTTGGCATTTTAGTTGGATGGGTAATTCAGATAGACGCCTTAAAAAACTTAAATCTTATGCTCATTGGGAGACTGACAAACCTGATGTTGAGCGTATCTGTAAAACATTTAAGGCAACTCTTGGCAATGTAGATATGCTCGGTCGTCAAGATCATTTAATTACTACTTATCCGCTTGATTCGTTGCCAAAAAAATTATTTGAACTTGATCGTGTAAAAAACTATTTGCTTCCTAATTATGTTGATTGATTGTTTTCCTTACTTTAATGAAAAAGAACTTTTAGAACTTCGAGTAAATATTTTACGTGATTACGTTGATGGTTTTTTAATAGCTGAAGCTAATAGAACTCATAGAGGTGAATTAAAACCTTATACATGTTTGCAAACTATAAAAGAACTTGGTTTGCCTTTTGATTTAATTGAAGTAGTACATGTTGAGCTGCCTTCAGTCGAACAAGCCGCCGATCCGTGGGTCAGAGAACGGGGGCAGCGGGATTCTCTTGGCGTTTATTTAAAACAACTTCCACCCGATACTATTTTTATTTGTTCTGATTGTGACGAAATTCCGAATCCTAATAAATTTAATTTATTGAGATCTTTAATAAATGATGATCCTAATCTGATTGTAGGTTTAGATATGTCCATGCATTATGGACGTGCTGATTTACAACTTTGTTCTCCCACGGGGGAACTTTTTCGGTGGTCGTGTTCTACTGCGTGTCGTGTTGGTAAATTAATTGAACTGGGTTCAATTACTGAAATTCGTTCTCAGCCGAACCGTAAAGTTTTAGGTGATAGAGATGGCGGGTGGCATTTTAGTTGGATGGGCGACAATAAAACTAGAAAATTAAAATTAAAATCTATTGCTGAGTTTTATATTTGGGATACTCCAGAAGTTCAAAATCTCTGCGAGACTTTTAATCCTCAAGAGGGCACTGTGGACATGCTTGGCCGCAAAGACCATATTCTTACGTCGTATCCGATTGAAGATTTACCGCCAGAAGCAGTTAAACTGGAAAGAGTCAAAAAGTACTTGCTTCCCGATGGCTAACAAAATGCCGCCAGAGCTTCTGGAGAAGTTTAAAAAAATGAGCGGTAAAGAAGAAAATAAAACTGATGAAAAGTCATCAGATAAAAACGATGCTCGTAAACGAGCTCTTGCTAAAGCACGTAAAGCTAAAAAAATGTCGAGTAAGTGATTAAATTTAGTACTTTTGTTTTTAGTTGAATGACGGCGGGTATTGAAACCAGAAAAAGGTTCAACGAGATTCTGGAAGCCTCGCGCACTCAGGATCGGAGCAATCAATCGGCAACGATGGTTGTTTTGAGCCATTTACAGCAAATGACTCTTCTTATGATTAAGAAGGGCTTAACTTTTTATTGTGATCAAGATACTTATAAGAGTCGTACAAGATTTTTAGAAGATGTAATTAAGTTAAATAAATTAGATATTCGTTTTCCTTCAATTATCAGGAATTTTTTAATTGATGGGTGTGGTTTATTTTATTTTCGTCCTGATCCTAAATTAAAGTATCAAATTTATTTTTTTAATAAAAATCAATACAGGGTTTATCACGATTTAAATGGTGAAGTTGACGAAGTAATCATTATTTATAGTTACAAAGTTAAAAACGCTAATTTAGGCTTGCCTAGCGCTAGCGCAGGTCAAAATAAACGATATGTTCGTTTATCTATTACTGCAGATGAAATAAGTGAAGTTGAAACTGATACTGAGTTAAGTTTTGATTTAGAACCAGGTGCTGTATTAACACCAGCTAAAAAACGTCCTAATAATTTAGGTTTTATTCCTGCTGTAGAAGTTTTAAACAAGCCAAACGCTAGTGGGACTGAAGGCGAAGGTGAGTTTGATCCTTTTATGGAGCAAATAGTGCTTCACGATGCACTTCAACGTAATATTGCAAAAAATATTGAGTTTTTTGGTAATCCAACGTTAATTAGTTCACGTCCTCGCAGCGATTTAGTTGAAGCGAGTGATAGCCAGAATACTTTTAGGCCGACTATTAGTAGTCAAAGTGGTTTTGCTGGTGTAGATAGCCCTTCTACACGAGTTAGTGAACCCTTTGGTTCTTCTATGGGCGGTGGTTTGCGCGTACCTCGGATCATCGCCAACGTCGAGCCTTCGGATCGTGTGGGTTATATGACTCCAGATCCTGTAAATGGGGATATGAATCGATATGCCTTACTTCTTCGTGAAGAAATACGAACTGCTTTAGGTGGCGTTGATGAAATTTCAATTTCAGCTGGTGCTACAGCCACCGAAATTAAAGGTTTGATGGGTCGTGCTCAAGCCACGGCTCTTCGAAAGAATAAATCATTTCTTGATTATGGTTTTAATCGTCTCTTGGAGATGATGATTTATCACCAAGAAACTATTTTTAGGGAATCGTTTATAGCCGCAAGCGGTTTAAAACAACCTAAACCTCCTGTAGAGCAAACACCAGAAACAATTGATAAGTTTCAGACTTCAAATTTACGTTTTGAGACAAAACTTAATCAAACAATTCAAATTGCTCTGAGTGAGAACAAAGTCCCTCGTGGAGTTATCGGTTTACCTGAAGATGGGGATAGAACTGTTTCGTATCGTTTTCAAGGAGATGTTTATGAGGATACAGCTTATGATGTTAATCAGAAATCTATTGTTGTTCGTAATTTACAAGAACTTGGCGTAGACAGTATCGAAGCACTAAAGTTTTTATTCCCTGAAAAAACTGATTCTGAACGAGCAGAAATGTTGAAGGGATTTCCCTTCCGCATGGTGCAACAAACACAATCTGCGATGCAACAATTTCTGGTATTATTAACTCAGATGTTGCAGTCTCCTCATCCGCTTGCGCCTAATCAACCGCTTGCGGCAGACCCTAGACTGAATATCACTCCGCTCTTATATAGAACATTCGACCACCTCGCGGAAGAATTAACCTACTCGGGTAGCTATGAGCCAGCAGATCCAAGCTTCAATCCCGAGCCCGGTCTCCCCGGCGGTAGCCCCGACGGTAACCTCAGACCAGGGCTCAACCGCCTACCCGCAGTGGGTGGCGCAAACCTCTACCCCGGCGGTAGCTTCGGTACCTACAGCCCAACCGCCGTCGCAGGCAACACAGGCTACGGTCCCTTCTACCAGCAACCAGTTCAGCCCGTCAACGTCGCAGTTCTCCCCCAACAATCCGTGGGAAGCAGCGATGGGTTCGCTGGAACGGGTTTTATCCCAGATCAATACTCCGTCCCCCAACCAGGGTCAACAGTCGCCTTACCAGGCGGCTCAGCAACAGGTTACTCAACAGAGCAATCTGAATTCACAGGTCCAGCCTTGGGCTTACCAGGCACAGCAGGTAGCGCAGACATTGCCTACCAACGTCTCACAAACCCAGAATTCCTCGCAGACTTCTACGGACCCATCCAACGGTCCTCAAGGTCTAAGCGTCGCAACTCAAGCCGTCGTTAATCACTTCGGTATTGAGGCACCTGGGATTTTAAATCAGTATGCATGTGCTCTCGAGGATATGCTGATGGATCAAGCCGGGCGTATGGATGCTCTTACTGAGCGCCACAACGCCATGGAGACCATCCTCACGAATCCCGATCATTTAGCTAACTACACTGATCGGTTCTTCACTGAGGTCGTCCCTGTGGACATTGATTCTGATGTGCCTGCCAGTAATCAAGCAGCAGCACAAACTTATCAACCTCGCTACGACATGCCTGCTCCTCCCGCTAATGCCGGTGGCGCTCAGGGGGTGGTTCCTCAACAACAATGGGAAGCCTTTAGCGAAGTTATGAATCGTTCTCCCGAAAATGCTTGGCGTTATTTAAGTCAAATGGGTCCGGATGCGCTTCGCAGTAAGCTCTTATTTATGGACGCTGCTTGATTTAGTCAAGATTTAATGAGCTCCCTCGGAAACGGGGGAGATTTTTTTTGCTAATCTACATGTAATAGCAAACTAATTATGCGTGCTCTAGGTTATTTACGTCGCAAACCTAATTTAAACGACAGTCAACAAGAACCCGTTGTTGAAAAACCTGTTGAAGTTTCCACGCCAAATTCTCAGACTGAATTGTCTGATGAGTTTGAAGAATCAGTTGACTTAACTTGATTTTTATTAATTCGTTTTTTAACTTCTGCTTCTAGTAATTTTTCGGCAGAGTTTAATAATTTGATACCTGCGTATCCGCAAATAAATGAGGTCGCTATGGCCTCGTTTTTTGTAAGCTTAAATCTTTCTGCTATTGCTGGACTTATAAAAGTTGCGAGAAACAGTCCAACAATTGTTGTTCTAATTAAATAAATTGCTAATTTTGAACGTTTTTGTGGATGAACAAGAGAATCTGTTAAAGAGCCAGACATACAGGCTAGTGAAGTCTCAAGATCTTCAAAGAAAACCGAAACTAACTTATCGGCATTCAAGTTGTTAGTTGCGGCTCTTTAAAATTTTAACCCAGTAAAATTTATTTAGATGGTTACTTTTTATGGTCTATACACCATTTACAAATTGGAAATACGACAAGAATTTGTACCATCGTGTGCAATCTGGTCCGCAACGAACTAATGATGATTTAAATCTTACTGACACGTATGCTGTTGTAGGGAGTGGATATACTTATCCTGGTGGAACTCAGCAAACTTGGTTTGGTGTGAATTATCAAGGTGCTGATTTTGGTTTAGTTCCTGTTGGACCCGTAAACATAAGTGGATATTTAAATACTGACTGGCGTGCTGTACCTCCTGCTGTTTCTGGTTATTGGTCAAACTATGAAAATGTTTTACCTCATGCTTCTGGTCTTCTTGATACTTATTTAGGTTATCGAGCTCAAGGTTTATATAGCATAGCTGGTCGTACTGTACAAACAGCACTTAGTCCTGAACCAGGTTTACGTAATTTCGGGGTTTATACATGGTTTGGCGCTGGTGTTCCTGATAATCAAAATTACGCACCTTTCAAAACACCTTCAAGTAATTCGCCATATGCATATGACGAGAATACCGGTGGTTTTGTAGGTGATGGAATTACAGGTGGTCCCGGATCTTTTCAACGAGTTCGTTATCCGTCTTTAACAAATCCCACAAACGATACTTCTGGATCTCGTGCAGCCTGGGTTTACAATTATCCGGTTTATTGTCAAGTCTTTACTGAAGCTGTTCGTAGCACAGTACCAGGTCAAATGTCCGTAGTTACACGTACTAATTACAGACATAAATCAACTCGCTACGTGCCTAATTATGGTTCTATTTATGGTGTTTTGGGTGAGGGAGTGCGAAATATGATTCGCCGCGTGGGTCCAAGTAATTAAATTAACCACTAAAATTGCGACACTAAAACATAACTATATGGTTGTTTAAGAGTTAAGATAATTTTGTAGTTTCTTCGAGAACTTATCGATGTTTATCGATAATGATTTTCCGAAGATTCTTGGTGCCGAACTGTACCGTCCGCACCCCGCATACATCGTTGAGATGGCTGCGGAGCCTGTGGTTGTCCATGATTTTTCTAAGCAACCTGGTCAGACTGTACAACTGGATCGTTACCGTTTCTTCGGTAATCCTGGCTCCAAAGAATCTCGCGAGCGCACTGCTGAGCAGACCATCGGTACTGCTAACAGCCGCAACATTGTGAAAGATAAGGTGCTGGTTACTCTTAAGGAGTACACCGGACCTGCTGATCCTTCTGATCCGACTCAGCCGAGCACCTTCAAAATTGCTCGCGAGACTCTGATCACGGCTCAGCGTTTGCTGCTGGACACTGGTAACCTCACCACTTTCCACCAGTCGATTGGTAGCCTCACCCTGCTGGATGACTATCGCCGGTGGCGCGATCGGGTGTTCATCAACGAACTCCTGAAAGCTGTTTCCAAAGGTCAGTCGTCTGATACCCAAGGTGGTTATTACTTCCCTGGTGATCTGGCTACTGGCGCCCTGAGTTACACCAACGCCGAACAAGCTAAGTTCGACGTTAAGGATGACCTGCTGCGCGTGGTGAAGAGCCTGCGTAAGCGGAACACTCCTACCTTCCAGGATGGTTTCTATCGCTGCGTTTGCGATCCTACCTTCCTGATGCACCTGCGTCAGAACAGCGACTTCCGTGAAGTTGCTCGTTATCCTGGCAATGGTCAAATCAACCCACTTATGTCCGGGATGCAGCCCAACGCTGCCCTGTACATGGGTCAAGGGTTCGGCCAAGCCACCTTTGTGGCCGGTGAGCCGATTATGCCCACGGGCTTTGTGTTTGAAGGCGTGCGCTTCTTCGAAAGCACTAACATGCCTACTCAAACTCAAAATGCAACCATCGCATCTACCGCTGCTGATTACAATGCAGCTATTGGTATTTTCTTTGGTCCGCAGTCCACTGGCGTCGGTATCGGCGGTAACAACGCTCAGGTGCTTCTAAACAACAACGACGACTTCAGCCGTTTCATCATGATGATTTGGAGCCTGTACGCAGGTTTTGAACTTCTGAACGCTGATTTCGTTACCGTTGCCTACTCTTTCGACGCTTGAGGAGGTAACTAACGATGACTATTAATCCTAATCAGCTGTCAGTTGCCAAGATTTATCCTGGTAACTACACCAACGTTCTTCGTTACTGGCACGAAGAAAAGACCGTTCAGTATAACAATGCGAACGGTGTTTCTCAAAACCTGACAGGTCAACCTGTCGGTGGTCCTGTCGGTGTGATCTTCCGTCCGGGTTGGATTGCTCAACAGGCTGTGGGTTATGTGGACCTGAGCTATCAAGCTCTGGGCACCAATAACCAGCTTGACTATTACACCAAGCCCTATGGCTCTGGTCAAAATAGTGCTGAGCAGCCGTTCCTGAATGCTTCGGTCATTATTCCGTCCCCTGATTTCCACAAGGATATCCGGGCCGATATTACCGACGGCATCAAAGCTCCTTCTGGTGTGTTCGTGTATCGCACTTCGCTCCGTCTCGACGGTGGCGATGTGGTGAGCTCGGGCGTTGCCGGTGGCGCCGCCGCTCCTCGTCTCACCCTGATCCCCGCTGTGGGTCAAGGTCTGCGTGACACCACCACGGTTGTGTCTGGCCAGTTTGGTACTACCATCACTGGCTCTAACAGCCGTATTGCCAACGGCAGCGTTGCTTCCACCAACATCATCAATTCGAGCAGCCTGTCTGCTCTGACTGCTGAGACTCAGTGGAAACTGTTCACCACCGCCAACTTGGGTGGTGCCGTCGCCTCTGGTCTGGCTCAAGGTTCGGGTGTTTATGACCCCCGTGCCGGTGTGGGCAAACTCAACGGCAACAACAAAGCTCTCGCTATCTGCGAAGTTTGTTGGATTCTGTTTGATCAACCTCCTGAGCGTTCGGATCTCGCTCTTCAACCTGGTGGTGTTGTTGAGTCTAGTATCTATACCTCTACCTCTCCTGCCTGATAAAATCAGAAAGGGAGAAAAAAACTTAAGCCCCTCCTACGGGAGGGGTTTTTTTTAATTAAATTTTTATACTTTATTATTTATTTATTGCTTTACTATGCCTGAAACACCTTACTTCTACTAATTATGAATGATCGCGAGTTATCAGATCTTCGTTTAGAACGAAAAGAGTGTAAAAAATGTGGTGCTGTGTGGTTAAACGATATTCATCATTGGGGAACTGGTAAAAAAGGAAACGAATTAGATCTTGCAGGTTTAGTTTGTAATACTGTTGACTCTACAGACTGTATAAATCCTAAAAAAAATTGCACAGGGGGAGATACTTGGGAAAAAAGAGCTGAATTTTTTAAAAAATTAGAAAGTGAAATGAAAAATTATGCTCGTTAATCTCCGATTTCTTTGGTTTTAGCTTAAACTACTGCACATATACTGACTTAAGTTATGACTGCCAGTGTTTACAAACCCAGTGGTGTCAAAATCGAAGTAATTTCGTCGCATGATGATGGCGAATACTTAATGGTTCGTTCAAATACCACTGGTAAGGTATTTTTTGCTCATAAAGATCAAATTGGTGAATTAAATGAAGAACCTGAGGCTAAAGCAAACCCAAACCATATCTCAACTCGTCGAAATAGGCGACCTCTAAAAGCAGAGGAAGAAAAAACTCCAATTGTTAAACCTTTACCCCCCGTGGACAACCGAATTAACTTAAATACTTTGACTCCGGAAGGTTTATCTCAATGTTTACCTGGTGTTGGTCTTAAAACTGCTAAAGAAATTATCGAACTACGCCAATCGTTACCTGGTGAAAAATTTACAAAATTAGATCAGCTGCAATCTATTAAACGAGTTGATTGGGACGAAGTATTTGCTACCGGGAGTGTATACGTAGAATAAGAGAACGTAAATGTTCTAGTCGTGGCTCAACTTACTACTGCTGAACTTGAGCAGATTCAATCTTATTTAGCTCAGCAAGGGGTTGTTTTTCAACCCACCACGACTGATGCGACAAAACGCGAAGTTATATATGCAGCAGTTAATCAACTAACTCGAAATCCTGCACAGGTTTTTGGGTATGCGTTAGATGACTTTAACTTTAGTCGTGTTGCATATCACCTTGGATATAATATAGCGACTGTTCCTGCAGGTGATTATGCTCGCTTATTAGAAGCGAGTAATAGTATTCCTAGTGAATTTTATTACGATAAAATTGTTCAACAACTTGAGCGTTGTGAAGAAGCGGAGCGATTAACTGAACTTGCTACCGGACGTGCAACCAGTAGACAAGAGACAATTTTAGGTGATGTCTCGCGTTCTATTAATATCCAAGATAAACGAGAGACCGCTCGTATTTGGCGAGAGAATTATTTATATGAATGTGATCGTTTAGCACAAATGTTATACGTTCCTAATTATCGAGATCCTGTTGCAGCTAGATACAGATTTGAGAGATCTGGAGGTGAGTTTATTCAAGCTATTCCTGGGCCTCCTGATGTTTCTAGGGCAGACAGACTCTATTTTTATGCTAATTGGCGGTAGACTGTCAATAACTATAGTTGCTTTATAGGGCATGGGTCTGCCTAGCTGGTTTTACCAACAAGTTCGTCAACAAGTAGCAGATCCTGCTCGAGTTCAATTTTTACTCGAAAAAGTTGGTCCTGCACTTATGCAACGGAGCCGTAAGGCTTCTGAAGCTGTTCGTCAAACTTTAAGTGAAGCTGGGCTTATGGGAATTCGTCCCGAAGCTCCGCGTCCCGCTCCGTCGCAGCTGCCTGAAAATATTCAAGGTTTCCTGGGTCGTCCGGATAGAACAAAATTACGTCCCGGTTTACAGCAAATTGTTGATACAGCTATTCAGCGTCGAGCAGCACAAGCAGCGCAACCTCCCGCTCCGGGCGTTCGTGGTTTATCTCCGTTAGTTCAAAATCGTCCTCCAGTTCAAGGTCCTTATACTCGTACTGGCAAATTTGTTCCCGATGCCAATGAGATGGCTGCGCCGGTTGTTCCCGCTGCAGCGCCAACACCTCAAGAAACTTATCTTCAAAGAACATTTTTAACTCCCGGTGAAGGTGAGATTGGGAGTTTTACACGTTTACGTTTTCCGCCTGGAACTGTTGATGTAACTGGTCGCAAACTTGGTAATGTTACTTATCAACCAGGATTAGAAGCTGGCTTAATCCAAGGTCCTTCGCTTCCTCCCACTGGAGGTAGTGTTGCTGATTTGATACAGGAAGGATTGACTCGCCCCCGTGGACCTTTTCCCGGCGAAGAGTTAGGAGGTTCTTTATTTGATCAAGTTGACTCGGCTCCTGTTAGTGCGTTAGTAAATGAAGCTGCTGGGTTACGTAATGCCGCAGGTGGAGTTCAAGTAACAGATTTAACTCGTTTATTAACAGAAATGCCGATGGCGGCAAGACTTGCTGGAGCTGGTGTTATTGGCGGTGGCGCGGGAGTAGGGTTAGCTTCCAGGTTCTCACGGCCAAATGAAGGTTCTGCCCCCGTGGGTGGTTATCCTTCTACGGTTATGACTCCTCCTGGTAATCCTCCTGTTTCGCCGGGTGGATTAAATTCACCGGAAGTTATGTTCCGTGAACCTGATGGAACTCCTCTAGGGTCGCAACCTGTTGTTCCTGGGTATAGCTACCAGCCTCGCCGCGTAGATCCCACCGCGCCTGCTCCTGTTCTTACGCCGGGCACTGATCAAGACAGTACACGTCGCGCCCAGTTAAGTCAGTACGATCCATCTGCAGCTGCAATTGAACGGGCAATGGAGCCACGCAGCCCAGAAATGTATAAAAATATTGGCGAATATTATGCAGCTCGTGAAGCCTATGCTACGCAAGCTCCTGTGCGTCAAGCTCTGATGAAGTTCGCAGGTGGTTTTAGTTACGATCCTGCTCAAGCGGCACAGCTTGAAAAATGGGCTGGGCAGTATCCCATGTTGGCTTATGAGCTTCAACGCCGTAGCTTAATCAATCCTGCTGCCAATCAGCAAACATCTGAGTCTGTCACTACTACAACTGTGACTACTCCGATGGGTTCACAAATTGATGCAAACGCCGTGGGTAATGCAGAAGCAACTGCTGAAGCTGCTGTTAATCCGACTCAAGGTAATACCGATCTTCGTGCTGTTACGACCCCTCAAGAGCAGCCCCAGCTTCGTCGGACAAGAGATTTTCTTGAGCAAATGAATGTTCGCTCTCGTATGTACGGTGGTTATTAATTAGTTGTAAACTGTATTTGTCGAGAATTTAGTTATGGCCTTTGCAGGATTTAATCAAATTCCTGGATATCAAAATGTCAGTTACGGGGAGCCGTCTATAAGTATTCCTGTAACTGATTGGGGTGCTGTAGCTCAATCTTCACAAATTCCAGTTGATCCCTACGGAAGTTTTGGTGTAGATACTGCTGGCATTTATGGTTCTATTGGCGATAATCTTGCTCGAAATCCTCTCGGACAAAAACAACCTGGATTTACT